TACTTATGTATATCGCCATTCATTATGAACAAAAACTTACAAAGAATCTGTGTAGCTGTTGATGTAGATGAATATGAAGAGCTAAAAAAATTTTCAAAATCTGGTTTATCTACAGGATTTTTAATCAGAGAAGCTATACATGATTTATTAGTAAAACTTAGAAAAGATTAATTTATTCTTCTTTTTTTCTAGTAATATATTTCTTCAAAATATACATTTGATAATCTTTTTTAAATAATTTATAACCAACACCTTTATCAGTTTTATAAAAACTACATCTTTTTAATAAACCACAGCCACCAGAAAGATTTTCTATCTCTGATCTCTCTGGTACAAATATTGGATTAAATTTATGTTGAATTAAAAATTCTTCTAATTCTTTAAACAAATTAGTTTTATCATCAATTTGTTTAATTAATTTATTTAGTAATGGATCATCAGGGCAATATTCAGAAATAATATCTGATATAGCTATCCATTCTTTTGAACTAAAACCTTCAATAATCATAATTAAAATTTAGAATACTTACCTTTTTCTATAAACCAGTCAAATTTATCTACCATCTTTTTACAGTTTTGGCATTGTAATGCTGACCAGGATAAGTGATATATCTGGCCTAAAGAATGACACTCAGGGCATTTTATTACTGCACCTGAGTATCTTTTACATCTTGAGTATCTTGTTATTGGTACAAAATTAGTCATAATCCATCATGCCATTTAGTTCCAAAGCTACTCATCATATCTTCATCACTAGGTTCTACTTCATAAGGACTTGAATAATCATCATAAAGATATTCATTTTTTTCCCACCAATCATCTATTATTGATTTTTCATTTATCAAGCTATAACCTTCATCTGATTCTTTACATAATTCTGTAAAATAATCAGCAAAATCATTATGAAATTCTGGCAATAGATCAAATTCTTTAGCGATTTCTAATGCTTTATCAAAACAATGTTCATAAAATTGTTCAGATAAATAATCATTTTCTTTTTCTTGCATAACTTGATCTGGTAATGGATTATCAATCATTTTTCTATCTCCTGATTTTCTAATTCTGCAACAGTAAATGGGTCTAAAAAATTTTCTAAGATTGTTATTTGTTTTTGTATGTGTTCTAAATCTTTTTTAAGTGAATCATCACAATGTTCATCAAGTAAGGTAGCTATTGAAATACTTGCTTCCTTTAGTGCTAGTAATACTTCAGACATTAATTAATCTCCTGTAATAGTTTGTTATTATCTGATATTGAATCAGATTTAATTTTAAAATAGTTCAAAAATTCTTGAACATAATCTTTATGTACTGTCCATAAAGATTGGTAGTTATTACCTCTAGTCCAGCAACCATTTTTACTAAAGGCATTTACTATCTCACAATGAATAGTATTTGGTTCGCTATCATCAAACCATATTTCAATATCCATACCTTGATTTACACCAGTTTGGCTATCAGTAATATCAAAAGCAAAAATTTCTTGCTCACAATCACATAATGTTTTTGTACTATGTAATTCATTAAGACAATTTAAACTTTCTTTTATAACTAAATCAAAGTTATGAACAGTTAAATAACCTTTTGGGTTGTAAGGCTCTATAGCCCATTTACTAACCATTACTCAACCTCCAAGTTAAATTTTTCTGCAAGTGTAGAAAAAACTTCATCATCAATGTTTTGCATAGATTCAAAAACATCTTCTTGATCTTGGTTTTTAAAATCTTCTTGAAAATAAAGCATTGCATAATTTTCAAGTAAATCTCTTTCCATAAAATAAACAGTATCTTTAATCCACTTTTGTTTAAATGAATGGTATTCTTTTTTAGTTAATTTAGCTTTTGGCATTTTGCTCTTCCTCTGGAATGTAAGGGTCAATAAAGTTCTCTAATTTAGTAATGTGACTTTGTAATAATTCAAGAGTAGATATTTCAATTGCTCCCTCGCTATGGTCATCTATCAAGCCAGCAATTTCTACTGAAGCCTGATAGACAGTTTCTTTAATTTCTGGAGTAACTAATACAACATACTTGTCAGAATTAATCTTCATCTATTTCCTCCTCTACTAAAAATTGAATAATAAATAATCCTTCTGAATCTTTACCATATTGTGCATAAATTTTATGCTCTTCAATAAAGTCAGTTACTAATTTTTCTACCTTAGATCGTGGGTAGATTTTGTATTTTTGTTGCATAGATTTTTGTAATTTGGAAAGTACTGGACTTACACCATTTCTTCGCACTTCTTGTGGGTATAGGTTGCCAGTTAATTAATTAGTGATTCTCATGAGAATTTCTCATGCAATTTTGAATAGATAGAATCAAAAGATTCTCTATCTTGATTTGTAAAACAGTCATCATTTATATAATCAATCATATAAATGAATACATCATTTAATAATTCAGATTCTTGTTTAGTTAGTTTTAAATTTTTCATAATTTTCTTAGTTCCTTTTTTAATTTTGTAATTTCAGAAAATAATTTAATTTTTTCATTTACTGGCAATTTTTCTATTTCTTTCATTGATGTTTCTATTTGATGTTCTATTTGAGCTTTAAATTCAGCTAACTTATTAGCTTTATCTATGCTAGGTATAGATAGCTCATTATAAATCTTGTCATACCACCTATAAGCAGTTGACTGACTTACTTTAAAATGACCTATGAAATATTTAATACACTCACTTTTTCTTTTCTCATCATAAATAAATGTTTGAGCTATACCTTTAGCTTCATCTTTATTTTCTTCCCAATTATCTTTATCAAGCATTATTCTTCTCCATAATTTCTTTTTCTTCTTCAGTTAGACAATCATAATGAACCCTGTATGCACCATCAGAAAATTCACTTACTTGAACAGAGTCATAAACGTCATAAGGAGTGCAATCTTCATCACAGTAAATCTTTTCATCACAACGATCACACTCAAACCAATTACAATCTATACATAACCATCCACTTCTATTTCCTATATACTTATCTCCATCATAAACGTCTCTATCACATGGCATCCGATTAACGAATCTACCACTTCCAATAGATGTATCTTGTAAGCAATCAACACAGTAATTACCTATATCTCCTATTACGTTAGGGTCAAGTTTTTTACATTGATAAGTCATTTTAATATCCCTCGTAATGTAAGTGGTAGTTATCACATATTTCCCACTTCACTTCATCACTACATTCTCCTTCTATCCAATATTCTCCATAATCTGATCTAATTGGTAATTTAATATCACTATCGTTGTAATAAGAATCTATCCATAAACAATCATTCTTCTTACAAAATTCTTTTTTAAATTCAGTTGTATCTTTTATATCTTTATCAATTTCAATTTTGATAAGCATATAAAGGTTAGCTTTTGGTTTTTTATTAAACATCATCTTTATACCTCTTATAACTTCTATTCAATTCTCTAATAGTATTTAAAACTTTATCTTCATTTTTCGCTTTAAATGGACTATCTTCAAAATTGCAACAATCCCAGTTTTCTATTTGAAAACCAGTATGTTCATAACTGTAAAGACTATCTATTGCATAACAATCAATAGTATCTTTGCCGCTATGGTATTTTCCATCAAAACAATCTCTAGTCCTATGGAATATCCACCCATATTTAAACTTTACGTCTTGGGGAAATACCCATGCCCAGTTAGTATTATCTCTAATAATCTCATAGGCTTGTTTATTAGTTAATTTATTCATTTAGATAGCTCCTTAATGTATAAATCTTCAGCTACGGATTTACACGCTTCAAATTCAGTCATTGTTAAACCAGTAGCGAACCAAACAATATCTGATTTATAGAATTTATCTGATACTTCATCTTTGGATAGAAAGAAGTTAACAAGAGATTCAACTAATTTTATTTTTTGTAAATTTATTTCTTGCATGATTAATAATTCCTAAAACTAAATATGTTTCTAGCTATAACAGGATTTTCTTTTATTAATTCACTTTCAATCTCACTTCTTTGATCTACATGAAAATACCATTGATGACTAAACCAAGTTAATGCAGTTTTGATTTTACTTTTAATATCTTTTGGATATTCATTTATGTAAAATGTAAGACTTGAAATTTTAACAAGATTCATCTGTTCTTCTTTAGTTAAAACATTAATTGCAGTTCTAACCATATTTTTGATAATGTCCTTTTCACTAGAATCAATAGAATGTTTTACATTCAATGTTTTAGTTTTTTGTACTGGACATATCAGATGATTTTCACTTTGCTCAAAAGTAAAAATAAATTCTGTAACTGTAGTAAATTCAGTTTTTGAAATTGTAATGTTTTTCATTTTTTTTAGTTTTTTTGATTTAAAAATTCAATAGCTCTATCCTCTATAGCTACAGCTACAAAAGGATTCACTTTAATCCAATTACTTAAGTCTTTAAGAGATAAACCACTTTCAAGAGAATATTCTTGATATGCTTTATTCCAATACTTAGATTTTTCTTTTGAAGTCCAATTCATAATTTTTCTATCCTTACAAGTGAATATTCATATTCTTCTATCTCTTTATATTCTTTTTCAGAGATAGTATATGGACTATGTTGAACTGTATAGTCAATCCTATGTTGAACTTCATCATTCAACCATTCTTCGGCTTCATATTCATGTTCAAAAGTCTTGATAACTGGCTTTGTATCAAGTGAATCTATAGCGTAGGTAACTTTGTAATTCATAATTAATACTCACTCTCTAGAATTTTTCTAAGCATAGCTTCATCATTCATAGCGTATGCTCTACGAATACCTTGGTTTTCATAGTATTCAGTAGTATCAATTAAATATTCCCCCATAATTGATTGAAAAATTAATTCATTCATGGGTTCCCCATTCATGGACTTTGTTTGTTTTTTGGAAGTGGTCATAATAATTTATGATGTTATGTAAAAATTATATACTAAATTAGTTTAGATGTAAATAATAGGGAATAAAAAAGAGCCTTATTTTTAAGACTCTCGAAAGCTAGGAGCAATTATTCCAAATCCTCCCCAGTCACTATAAAAAGGATAAATTTTATTATCTCTCATATAAGTAGAATCTATTTTTAATGTATAACCTCTAGGGTCGCCATTAAAAAAAACTGGGATATTCTGATTTTTAAAATTTAAAAGTTTATCAACTTTATTTAAAATATCATTAATGATTTTTTCTTGTTTTTCTTCATCTTCATAAAAATTACAAAAATGTTCGGCTAGTTGATGAGCTTTATTTTCTATTCTAAATAAAGCCTTACAAAGTTTTATTTCATCAATAGAAGAATCTAAGTTAAAGACTCTTTTTAAGTCTTTACCATGTTCAATAATGTTTTTATACATTATTTCTTTTTTTTCTTTTGTTGTTGTCATAATTAAATATAGATTGACAATATAAGTATAACATCATGCTAGTAAAAACAAGTTAATTATTATAAATTCTCAAAAAAAATAACCCTAGATTTTTTCTAGGGTTAATTATTGTCTTAAATAAGAATTAAGAATAATAGTATGTAAGGAAAAATAATAAATTTCATTTTTTATTAATCCATTTTTGATATTCTGATTTATCTGTTTTATCAGGTTTTAAATGTTCAAATTCTTCTGGAATATCATCAAATAAATAAGCATTTTTTAATAAAATTCTTATTCTTAGTAATCCATCGAATCTATCTCTCACAACGTCATAATCTATCAATTGACTAGGTGCATTTTTTAACCAATCTTGTATTGTTTCTGATTCGTTTATAAAACGAATGTATCTATCTCTGTGGCTCATTGTTTTAAATCCCTCCTAATTAGCATCCTTAAGTATTGGGAAAGATTAACTTCCCCCAATACTTCTATTGATTTTGTAACCAATTGAGCATGAAGCTCAACTGGTAAAGTGCATTTAATTTGCTCTTGTTTGATTTTCATTAGGTTACTACCTCCAAAGATTCGATAAGTTTAAATGGCCTACAGCCTTTCCACTGGTTGAAATAATCTTCTTTATAAGATCTGGAATTTTTATCAACTATGTCAGGATTGACTAATTGATAACCATCCCATGCCCAGTTTTCACAATCCGAAATATCAAAAATATGGGCGGTCATAATTTGCCACCCATAAATTTTATTATCTCTTTTTGCTTTTCTAACAGCTCTTGTAGCATGAATGATATTTGGATCATTACCGGATGACCACGCTATAGAAGTTCCAGCATGACCGAAACAAGTAATAGCTATAACTGTTCTATCTTGTTGTTTATATTTTATTTTTGGTTTAGGCATTACTTAACCTCCTGATGTTTAAAGTTAGCAACTAGCCATGTTTCCATATCTGCTCTATCTTGTTTATCCATCTTATTAATTTTTTCTACTACTTTTTGGAATAATAATTTTAAAAAACTTTTATCCCTGGAATAGTCAGTAGATAAATTATTTACGTTAAAGATTATTGAATCTCTAACTTTTTTATCATCAAGATAAATTGTTAATTCTTTTGAACTATCAGAGATAGTTATATAAGAACTATAAGAACTAAAAGAAAATTGAAATCTCAATTTCTCTGCTTTTAGTGTTTGTTTTTCCTCTACGGGAAATAAGTTAATGCTGTTCATTTTGGAAGGAATGAAAAATAATTTTGGTTTAGATTAAGTTATGTATTGCTTAAAGTTGTTATTGCTGATAGTTCAGAAATAGAAATTAAAGAACAGAAAGAAATAATCAAAATTAAGTTCAAATACATAACCTATTCCAATATACCATAAAGTTATATAAAAGGTATATAAGTTATCAGAAATATATAATATTTATTTTTTTATACTCCTATGGACTCCAAGAGAATAATTTTTACTTCTTTATACTTTTATGGACTTGCTTATACTTCTATGAACTAATGTCTACTCTAAGGCACTTCTATGGACTTCTAAGCACTTTTTTTCACTTGGGGGGACTGTAAGTAATAAATTTTTTTTCTAGGCAAGTGTGGGGAACTTAAATATATTTCGTTTAATTTTTTGGTTCTACTCGAATCGAAAGTTCAGGAGCTTGAATGTTAACTGTTTCTACAGATTCGCCAATAACTTTTCCTAGACTATCGAGAATTTGTGCTGCTGTTTGAAGTTGACCTTTTTTTACTGCTTTATTGAATAATCTTACTCTCATTGCTTGTAGACGAGGGAGGAGAGTTTCTCTATCTTTTTGCCAATCTTCATCATTCCATTTTTTAACTCTATTCCAATCTTCCCAGGCAGTAGTTTCTGAAACTTGTTCTATATTTGCGTGTTCTATTACTAGCTGACGAGTAGTTTTACCTTCAAGTTGACGAGAATATAGACGTTGAGATCTTTTTTGAACTTCATAAGCAGTTGATCGAGTTCTTTTTTTAGCTGGATTTGCTATTGGATTATTAATTATATTTTCTGGGAAGATAGAAGAAGCCACGGACTTGATCTTGTAAAGGGTTGTTACTGGAACTATAACCTAAAAAAGCAGGAATAGGCTATAAATAGGGGGTATAACATAAAAAAACTGTTATTTTTAATGTATGACAGCTACAAAACAGCAAGAAATAAGTTTGAAGTATGCTCAAGGGGAGGTATTCAATAGTGATAAAAGATTTCGGGTGTTGGTTGCAGGAAGAAGGTTTGGAAAATCATATTTATCCTGTATTGAACTGCTCAGAGGTGCAATCAATCGACCTAATGAAGTTTATTTCTATTGTGCTCCTACTTATAGGATGGCAAAGGATATTGCGTGGAAAGAGTTGAAGAGGTTAACACCGAATATTTGGATTAAAAGTAAGAATGAGACAGATTTAAGGTTGGAATTAATAAATGGATCGACTATTGAGTTAAAGGGAACTGAAAATGCGATGGCATTGAGGGGTAGAAGTTTAGCTGGTGTTGTATTGGATGAAGCTGCATTTATGGACAGGGAAGTATGGGCTGAAGTTATCAGACCTGCATTAGCTGATAAACAGGGATGGGCTTTGTTTATTTCTACTCCTGATGGTACTGCCAGTTGGTTTTATGATATGTGGTGTTATTGTGGCGAAGAAGAGTGGGATGATTGGCAAAGATGGAGTTTTACTACGATAGAAGGGGGTAATGTAAAAGAAGAAGAAGTTGAAGCAGCTAGAGGCCAGTTAGATGCAAGAACATTTAGACAGGAATTTGAGGCTAGTTTTGAGAATTTAACTGGTCTTGTTGCTGTTAGTTTTGGAGATGACAACATTGATAAGGAAGTACAGGATTTACATATGCTTCCCTTGTTAATCGGATTGGATTTTAATGTTGACCCTATGGCAGGAGTTTGTGCGGTAAAGCATGACAATAACCTATATGTGTTTGATGAAATCATGCTAACAGGTGGTGCTACCACTTGGGATTTTGCAGAGGAGGTTGTTAGAAGGTATGGAGTGGATAGAAGAGTTATTGCTTGTCCTGATCCTACTGGTAGTGCAAGAAAAACAAGTGGGGTTGGTGTTACTGACCATACAATTCTTAGACGTAATGGTTTTACAGTTATGAGTCCTAAATCTCCCTGGAAGATCAGAGATAAGATTACTGCTGTTAATACTGCTTTGTTAGATGCAAATGGAGATCGAAGAACTTTTATTCATCCAAGATGTAAAGAATTGATAAAAGCACTTAGAACTCTTACTTATGCACCGAATACTGGCTTACCAAATAAAAAC